AATAACTCATTGATACTGTGCATTTTAATAAAGAAGATGCCTCATAAGAAACTGGCATTGAATTTATTGCTAAAGGAAAAGATCTAACAAATTCATATGTTAATGGATTTAAATGATCTTTTTCAAACTTAGTAACTTTTAATCCTTGACCAGCAATATATTGATCAGGATATCTCATTCTATAAAAATAATTACTATCTTCTTTCTGAAGTGGCGCATTAGGAGGTTGCACTGATGCATCTGATGCACCAGTAATATAATCTATCCATTCTTCAAAAAATTTAATTGGTTGATATAATCCAGCATCAACATAAAAAGTCAAATCAATTCTATCATCAAATATTCTTCTATGAACATGCTTCTCTGTTACACCTGTCCGATCATTACTAATATCAAATGTAGCTAAATTAGATCCAGGCAAAGATGCCTCTGAACACATCAAATTAATTTTATCTTGTTTACCAGTACCTCTCCATTTATTAAAAGATGGGGCATCTGGAAGGGGTATCTCCACTTCAAAATGAGAAGTAGTCGCTGGTCTTAACAGATTGGCTTTAATGTTAGATACGGTTCTTACGGAGGGCATTTATAAATACTTTTTGACCTTATATATTATGTATATGAGATAATGGGAGAAAGTATTAAAAGTCTATTTAAACCTACAAAACCTAAGAAATACAAAGGTGATGTAACTAATATTATTTGTCGTAGTTCATGGGAAAGACGATTTTGTAATTGGTGTGACCTGAATGAGAATATTACAGAATGGGGAAGTGAAGAATTTTGGATACCTTACTATGCACCTGATGGTAGAGTTCGGAGATACTTTCCAGATTTTATAATCAAAGTAAAGGAAAATACTGGTAAATTAAAAACTTACGTAATTGAGGTAAAACCCCTCAAACAAACCAAAGCACCAAAAAAGAGGAAAAGAGTGACAAAATCCTATCTCTACGAATGTCAGACATATGCTGTAAATCAAGCAAAATGGAAAGCAGCAGATGAATGGTGTAAAGACCGAAAAATTGAATTTAAGATTATAACCGAAAGAGAACTAGGTATAAGATAATGACAGATTCATTCGGATTTAATGGTAATGGTGAAGATGACGAAAGGTATGCAAATCGGATCGAACCTATAAAAGAAGAATTAGCAGCAGCAGTTAATGACCCAGAAGAAATGATGATGATCATTATGGAAGCACTAAATGATACTGTGACTCCTATTCCAGAAGTAGGAAATTATTATACCTTTATATACAATGCAAAAACACCTGATATTACCTATGACCAACATCCACTAATTGCTTGCACTGATTTACAAGCATGGGGATTTAAAGGACTTAACTTTCATTGGAGACAATCTCGCAATTATACATGGGAAGAACTAGCAGGACAACTGTATATTGTGCAATATAATGAACTTGATGACCTTCTCAATTTTCCTTATGGAAAATTCATCCTAAATAAATAAAAGATTCGTATATTAGATGACAACTAAAGCAGACTTCTACGGAAGTGATGATGACGACAATGTATTTCCACTGACGGGTTCAGATAAAAAATATTTCACGCTTGTTAATAAAAAGACAGGGGAAGTTGAAGTATGGCAAGATAATCCTGATGGATTTTTAAGAAGTGATAAAAGAATAGGAAATATAAATCCCGAAACAGGTCAAATAGAATATAATGGTACGTGGTTTAGTAATGTAAGTAAAAAAGATAGACAACTGGTTAATGATAATTTAGGTACAATCAAAGATCAATCTATAAATACAGCAAAACTGGGAATAAAAAATGAAAAAGGTATAACAGCAGGAGAGGCAGAAAATCAAGCAAACAAATTATTGAATAATAATAAAGCATTTATGGATGATACTATTCAAAATGCTTTATCTAAACCTGCTTCTATAGAGGAACAAAAGAAGATGATTGGTGAAGCAGAGGCAGGAACCAGAGAACAACCAGATTCATTTGGAGTACATGTATTTCCACAATCTCTAAGAATGAATAGAGGTGGACAAGACTTCATGAAAATTGATATGATGGCATATCAAGCAAGAAGTTTGCAACAAGGAATAAAAAAAGGAACTTTGGGTCTCTCTGAAAGATCATTAGATAGAACAACACTAGGATCAGTTATACTTCCAATACCAGGAGCTATTAACGATTCACAACAAGTTAAATGGAATGAAGATAGTATCAATCCCTTTCAATTAGCAGTAGCAAATATTGCACTTACTATGATAGAACAAGATATTGGATCTGGGATAGATGTAGCATCTTCAGCTGTGCAAACTGCTTTAAATACTCCTGATACAAAAAAAGCTTTAGGAACTTACATAGGAGGAATGGCATCACAATCACAAAATCTCCTACAAAGAACAACGGGTGCTGTAATGAACCCTAATATGGAATTATTATTTAATGGACCTCAATTAAGAAATTTTTCTTTTGCTTTTACACTAGCTCCGAGAAATAAAAAAGAAGCAATGGATGTAGTAAAGATAATCAGATTCTTTAAACAAGGAATGGCTCCAATTAGAAGTAAATCTCGTCTATTCCTAAAATCTCCACACACCTTCCGAATTGCATATAAACAAAATGCATCAGAAGCTTCAAGAAGTGCAGAATTTGGAGTAAATGACCATCCTTACTTAAATAAATTTAAAGAATGTGCTCTACGTTCATTTGGAGTTAATTACACTCCTAATGGTACATATTCAACATATGAGGATGGTGTAATGACTGCTTATCAAATAACAATGAACTTTAATGAAATGAGTCCAATATATAATGATGATTATGGTAATAATGGTTCACTCCCCTCAGAAATAGGTTTCTAAAATGTCAAGTTATTTTGATCTTGTTCCCAATTTTGATTATGTTAGCAGATTACCTGATGCTAAAATATCTGACTATATCCGTGTCAAAAATTTCTTTAGAAGAGTTACTTTAAGGGAAGATATTTTTCAAGATTTAACATTCTTCACCAAGTATTCAGTTTTGGGTGATGATAGACCAGATAATGTGGCAAATAAATTATATGAGAATCCAAGTTTAGATTGGGTTATTCTTCTAGCTAACAATATAACTCATATTCCAACAGAATGGCCAATGCCACAAAATGACTTTGATAGGTTTTTATTAGATAAGTACGATAACTACGATACCATCTATAATGGAGTTCACCATCACCAGACTGTTGAAGTAAAAGATAGTAATGATGTAACGATAGTCCCAGAAGGTTTAGAGGTAAGTTCCGATTTTAGTCAAACCTACTATGATTACTATGATAGTGGAATGGTAACTGCATCCAATATTACCCGTCCAGTGACAAACTATGAATATGAAGAAAAACTAGAAAATGAGAAAAGAGAGATATTCATCTTAAAACAAGAATACCTCACAGTCATCATAGACGACATTGAAGATCTCATGCCATATGAAAAAGGTTCTACCGAATACATCGATAGAACCCTTAAGAAAGCTGAAAATATCAGACTATATCAATAATCAAAAAACTAATAGGGGGAAAAAATACCAGAGATTTTTTTGCGCCTTTTTTGGAATAAAAAGTCGAATTTCCCCTGAGAGAATCACTCCTCTGCTAGCTTCTGAAAGTATGACAGTGCATCGTCCTCATCTGAACTAGCAGATGCGACAGCAGCAGTCACAGTCTCCTGTGCCTTACGAGAATTGAAGTCTGGTGTATAAGAACCACGAGTGTTGTCCTCATCAACCACATCCTCATCTACACGACGTGCAGGAGGTCTCTGTCCTAGAACATACTTCAGACGTTTCTGAAGGTCATCATAAGACTTAAACTGATCAGCAGCAGTGACAGCAGCAAGTGAATACTGCTTCTTCCATAATGCTTCTAGTGCATCATCATCTTCAAGTAGAGGAGATACTTTATCGAACTCTGACTTATCATAGTTCCAATAACCATCCTTCTTGACGATCTTCAACTTGAAGTTTGCACCTTGCCAGAAGTCAAAAGGATTGATTGGAGTCTCATCCTCAAACTCTGGTTGCATTGCTTCCATAACCTTATCAAAGATCTTCTTACCAA